GTGTCGTCGTTTTCAATGTCTGCCTTGCTCATGTTAACCCCGTCAAACTCACCCAAATTGCGTGGTGGGTGGAACCACATCTCGATAGATGGTCACGTCATCCCCAAACAGCATTTGAGCAATGATCGTAACCACCTCTAACTCCTCACGGTCGTTGGCCAGTTTGATCTGGCGCAACGCCTTCTGCATCTCGGCTCGCACCAGATCGGCAATGAATGCCTTAGTGGCTTTAACCGGAATTAATGTTTCAACATCTAGTTCTTTATCATCAATCTTTATGGTTGATAAGACGCGGCGTTGTTCTGGCGCAGTAAGTGCTGTTTCAGCGGCTGGCGATGCCACCAGGCTGGCCGCATAGGCCGCAGCAGCCGTTGCCGTTTCGAAGAGCCGGTTATCGACCTGATAGACGATCTTGCGCTTCTTCTTGCGCGCTCGCTTGGTGCGTCCTTCTTCCCCGCCACCACCAGCGAGGATGGTTTCGCTGATCGTGGCAGAGTAAAAGACGTTTACGTTGTTATAGCGCGCATCCTGCACCAGCGCCTGAGTGCCGCCCGCCTGCACGATGGTTGCGGAATAGAAGACGTTGGTGTTGTCATAACGATTTGGCGCAAGATTGACAGCGCCTGGTGTGATCGTGGCCGAATAAAAAGCGTTGGTGTTGGTGTAGAGGTTCGCCGATAGGTTGACCGCCCCGGCTGCTATAGCCGCGCTGTAGAAGGCATTGGCGTTGTCAAAGCGAACCGTTTGGACAAGCGTTTGGCCTAGCTCTTCAGCCAAGGCTGAAAAGGGGGTCTCCGAAAAAGGCGAGAAGCCAAACAATTAAGATGCGACCTTTAAATCAAAGCTGCGAGGCTTGCGCCCAGATAGTTTGAGGCTTGACCGGCCACGCATCGACGGTCAGCGGTGGGTTTATCGCGATAATGCGGAGCACTTCACGGTACGCCAGAATGGCTCCCAAATTGACGATCTTGTCGGCGGTGTTCGGTAGATCGGTGTAGTCCGTCTCGGTGAGGAGCGTAGACGCCTGCGCCTTGTTTGCTTGGCGCATATCTGCCTCGCGTTCGGCAATCTCGTCAGGACTGGCCGGGGTCACGATCCATGTCTGTGTCCAAACACCGTCGATGAGAACCGGCTCGCCCATCGTCAGGTTCTGCGTGTAATCAACAGGCGGCGGCGTCGTGGCTTGGCACGGGTACACATCCCACTCAGCGAGACACTCGTCCGTCAACACCGCCGGGAAGCTGGTGTCTGGGTTGGCGATGCGCAGGTCGGTGGGCGAGTACATAATCGCACCGCCGTCCGGGTTTACTTTGACGTACAACATGTCAGCCTCCGAGTTGCTGGCGCATGACGGTCAGCATGATGCGCTCCTTGGCCTGCTCGCGGATGCTGGACGACAGCAACTCCTCAAGCCGCACGGCAAACTCCGCAAGGTCAGCATCGTTCGCGTGGTTCTTGGCAATCTCAGCCAGCGCAAGCCGATAGTTGTCGATATTGATCTGGTGGTGCATGACCTCACGTTCGCGGTGTGCAGCCGCATCGACGAGCATGGTCTGGCGTTCAGTTTCGAGGATGTTCATGGTGTTGCTCCAAAAGCTACGCCGCGTCCTGTTTCTACTGGCAGCGTCGCCGGATTGGCAAACTTTGTGCCGAAACCGCTGCCGCTCCACGGGTAGGCAGTGATAAATGGTGTAGTGGTGTGTGCTACTGCAATTGCATTGCCAGAAGGCGAAAAAGCTACGCCGTTGCCACTGCCCGTTGGCAGCGTCGCCGGATTGGCAAACTTAGTTCCGAAACCGCTGCCGCTCCATGGGTAGGCAGTAACGAACGGAGTAACAGCGTGTGCTACTGCAATTGCATTGCCAGAAGGCGAAAAAGCTACGCCGTTGCCACTGCCCGTTGGCAGCGTCGCCGGATTGGCAAACTTGGTGCCGAAGCCGCTACCACTCCACGGATAGGCAAGAACAAATGGTGTTGCGGCGGATGCTAGAGCAAGAGCAGCACCAGATGGCGAGAAAGCTATGCCGTTGCTTTGGCCGGTCGGCAGCGTCGCCGGATTGGCAAACTTGGTACCAAAGCCGCTGCCGCTCCACGGGTAGGCAGTAACGAACGGAGTGGTAGCGTGTGCTACTGCAATTGCATTGCCTGCGGGGGAGAAAGCTACGCCGGTGCCAGTACCCGTTGGCAGCGTCGCTGGGTTAGCGAACTTGGTACCAAAGCCGCTGCCGCTCCACGGATAGGTAGTAACGAACGGAGTGGTGTCGTGCGCTACAGCAATTGCATTGCCAGAAGGCGAAAAAGCTATGCTGCGTCCAGTACCCGTCGGCACCGTTGCAGGGTTGGCGAACTTAGTTCCGAAGCCAGAGCCAGACCACGGATACGCAAACACACGCGGCGTATCTTGCCCCGTGACGGCAATAGCATTTCCTGTTGCGGTGAATGCTGTGCCAAAACCAAGTGTCATAACCGGAACCGTTGCAGGATTGGCGAACTTCGTCCCAAATCCGCCGCCGTTCCACGGATAAGCTGTTAAAACCGTACCACCTGCAAAGTTAAGGTGTGCTACAGCAACATACTCCTGCGCCCCCGCAGCCGGAACCGCCGCCGCAGCGCGAAGTTTATCGGCCAGCATCAGGCGTTACCCACGCGAGCGCCGTAGATCACCGATCCGACTTTCCAAAGCTGGATGACCGTGAAGCCCGTCAAGTTCAGCGTCGGCGCGACCCCACCGTCTGTTTTCCATGTCACCGCAAGCGATGTCCACGTTACGGTGTACGCTGTGCCATCGTTAATCATGAGCGTCATAGACTGCCCGTCGGCCCATGTCCCAGCAGTCGGCGTTGATGACGCGGTGAGCGTCCAAGTCTGGATGGAGCCATTCGTCGGTGACAGCGCAGGGGTCGTGCCCGAAACGGCGAACACCTCCTCCGTGTATCCATCGTTCAGAGTCGCGCCCGACAGCGCGGGGGCCGTGGACAGCACTGTGCTGCCGCTCCCCGTGGAGGTCGTGACGCCAGTGCCGCCGTTAGCGACCGGCAGCGTGCCGTACCCGTTCGATATGGCCTTATCTGACGGATAGGTGACGAAAACGTCCTTGATGCCAACGGAGAAGTTGACAAGCGTGTTTGAGTTGCTGGACTCCAACACTGTGTCGCGCGACAAAGTGGTTCCTGACGTTGTGTAGGTGCCAATGCCGACTTCCCACTGACTGCCAAGCACAATCGTGTAATAGGTCGTGTTTGCGTTTCCAATGGCAGCAAATGACTGAAAGCCTGAGACGGCCCCGGAAAGCGTGACAGTTCCCGTCCCGACGGTTGTCGTCGTTTCCTTGACGCGATCTGCTAATATCAAAGCCATGATGAATCCTTAAAGCGCAAAGATTCCGGAGGCGTTCCAAGTGATCGTGATATCGCCGCCGTTTGGCGTCACCGGCAGATTGGTGATGCTAGTATCCAGGAACGCCACCAGCGGAGATGTGGCCGCGCTGCCAGTGTCTACATAGATCACCAGCGATACCGCCTGCGATCCGGTCACAGCCGTGTAGGTCACATCAGCACCATCAAACACGCCATTCGTGAATGTCTTGGAGCCAATCGTCTGTGGCGTTCCGACTGCTGAAGCCGTGACGCTGCTGTAAAACTGATCGGTCGCCGAATATGTGTAGCCCGCCGCAACCAACGCCACCTTCACAGTGCCAGCTGATAGATTGTTGTTGGCTGTGAACTGGAGCAGTTGCTCTTTCCAAAGCGGATATAGTGCGTTGGCCATGTATTAATCCTCCGTCTTTTCGCCGACGTATGAACCGTCTGGACGCTTCTTAATCACAACCTTGGCGTTTTTCGGCTTGTTGATGCTCTGCACAATATCCTGCATCTGCTCGTTCATGCGCGATTGCGTGGACGAGATGCTATCGAATGCCGACGTTGCATCGTTCAGGAAACTCGTCATCGCCGCAATGGTTGGGCGGATCACCTCGCCGACGCTGCCGTTACTGTCCACCAGAATAACGGGCGGTGATGTTTCGGCGACCGGCCTGGGCGATTCAATGACAGCTCGGGATTTCTCCCGCTCCACCTCGATCTCGGTCATGGCCTTGACCCTGGCAACTTCAGCCTTGATCTTTTCCGTCTCCAGCCCGATCCGGCTTTTCTCAACATCACCAGCGATCTTCACCGCCTCGGCTTGCTGCTTGTACTGCATCATCTCAGGGCTGTATTCGAGCGTGATTCGCTGAGCCTCGGCGTTGATCTTGTTGACCTCGGCCATAGCCTTTTCGGACTGAGTGACCAGATACTGCTGTTCCGCAGTAGGCGGCTGTTCCTGATTTGCCGCCGCTGCCATTTCCTTCGCTTCATCATCGTTGGGCTTCACCACGCCCATCATGACCATCTTACGGCGGAAGTGCTCGCGGATATCATCGATGCCTTCGCCGTCCATGTTCATGATCGCCATCGACTGAAGGACCATCTGCGTCTCTGGGTCAGTCGTGACCTGCATCATGCCGGTTAGGGCGCGCACGGTGGCATCCCGGCGGGACGTGAACGACGGCCCCACATCAACCGCCACGTCGAATGTGGCACGGCTCAGGTCGTTCTCGTAAACGATCTCGCCGGTCTCGGCATCGATTGTTGGCGTCATCAGTTCGACGCTCTGCACCTCGTTCATGGTGCCAATCGATTTCATCTTGCGCTTTTCCTCGACGTACACATCGCGCGCCATCGATAGCCAAATCTCACCACAGCGCCGCACAGCCTTCGCCATGTTGGACATATAGATGAAGCTCTGCATATCCAGCCGGGTCTGGATTAGCTCAACCGCCTTGCCGCTGATGTTGGACACCATCTTGTCAGCCTGCTGATTGCTGCCAAGAATCTCAGCCATGTCCTGCTCGGTTAACTGGAGCAGCGCGGCCATAGCTGGCGGGATCGCAGCGGGCTTTGTGTACGCCACAGGGCCGCTGATCTGGCTCTCACCATTGGGTCCGGTGATCGGGTTAACGAGGAGGTACGGGTAATTTCGCAGATTGTCCTCTGCCCACATCACCTGATGGCCTGAGACTTGCTCAGGAACAAGGATCGGCTTCTCGACCGACGAGAGCGCGCTGATCTCGCCCAGCTTGGAAAGCTGCATATTCTTGAGACGCTGCGGGTCTTTGGCCAGGCGAACATGGCCCATGCAACGCTCGACGTTATCGACAAACCACCGCTTGCCATAGACCGGCACGATGGGAATGTTGCGCCCGGCGATGTATCCCATATCGTCCAGGATGCCGCCGCCGCTCATGA